CTTGTACATTAATATCATCGGGAAAAGAAATATATTGAATAGTTGCCGTTGTTCCTGATATTTGACCGACTATTTTTTTACCAATAAAATTATTGATATAATCTGAAATATCAATTCCAAAAGTAGTTGGATTTACTTTTACTGAATTAAACTGCCCATCATAAGCAATATTTCCAGGTATTACTACAGAACCTTCTTTAAACAGATGACTTCCAAAAGATTCTACTTGATTCTGTAAAATTGATTGTAAAGTTGTTAGTTCTCTTGCTTGAACTGGCCTACCAGGATTAAATAGAACCTTATAAAAATTCTTCTCAGAATCAAAATCATCATAGTATGGACTAATGTTTAAATCTGTTTTTTGTGCCATTTTTCTTAGAATTCCAGAATAATTTTAACGTCTTCTTTTTGTCGGATGTCCCTTTCTACCAAGGGTCGGTTATCTATATAAATTATATCTCCCGTCTTTTTATTTATCTCTGGATTTGCAAGACCCCCTGTAAAAGTTACTCCCAAGTCTATAACTTTACTTCCAACTGTAACTTTATTGTCATTAAAGGACGTTTCAATCGATCCAGTAAATGGCGCAATAGTACTTGCAGATGATTGAAAATCATATACTTTAGAATCTTCGGTAACCGTATTATAATCAACTTCATTTTCAGTATTACCAAAATATAAAGATCTATCTCTAAAATATTTCAATACCTTTGTCTCACTATCATATGATGCTACATATCCCTTTGCAATTTTTCCATCTGTTCTTGTTTGTGTCATTTCTCCTCCGATAGTTGGAGTTCCACTAAATGCCGTAGTAAGTTTTATTGCATAAAGTGATGAATATTGATTTTCTGTAAAGATTATATCAGAAGTAAATGTAGTTGGATTTTTTATAATTCCAACTTGAGAAAAATAAGTATCTGTTGGAAAATCTTTAGTTGAATCGTCAAATCTAGCATAGACTAATACTTTATCAGTACCTAATTCCGAATAGATATCATACCCATGTCCTTTAGATGGTGGGATAATTGGTATTAGTTTTGCTGGATTGGGAAGACTTCCTACTGGTTGAAAACTCCCCAAATCAACCACTCCCCAAGTATATCCACTTCCACCAGAAGTAACTGTTGTAGAAGTTATTGTCCCATTATTATCGACAGTAACAGACACTCTACCACCACTACCATCACCAAGAATATCAACAATTTTTGTATCCGAGTTGTATCCAGATCCACCATCTGAAATATATACTTTTTTAATCTGATTAAGATTTATACTAGAATTTCCTGCTTCTCTAACAGAAACAATTTGAGAATCTGTTGATGTTGCCCAATTGTTGGGCACTACAACATACTCAGTCGAATCAAATTTTATAATATCACTTGGAGAAACTGAAAAGAGGTATTTCCAAATATATCCATCTCCACTTACTCCTGCCGCAGATGGTTCCAAATCTGTAAAAGTGGGTTCATCTTGTGATTTATTTCCTTTCAGGTTGGTTGAAGAAGAACCATTATCTATACAAATATAAACTTTATAATCACTATTAATTATATAATAATTTGAATCATATAATCTACTTGAGTTTGAATTTGGTGTTGGAGTTGATATACTATAATCATGTCTATACATCTCATAAGAAGTATTGGAAGTCCAAGTAACTTTTCTTATAAGTCTTCTTATATTACTGCTTGTAATTTTTTTACCAAATAGTGTAGTATCCCTATAATGTCCAGAATATTGAAGATTATCAGTTGGACTTGGTGTATTAGAATCCCAACCGGTAGATCTTCCAAATCCAACTGTTGTGGGATTGTCCAGACTCAAAAATACATAGTATGAATTGTTATCAGACACTACAGAATCTACGAAATTGCTAGCATTCACTATTCTAAATTGGTCTGTTACGACTGCTGCCATATTACTAGTTTTTTAGATATTTATAAGAGTTTGGAGAGTGCTCCAGTATTCCTTATACCAGTACCTCTTCTTTGAATTGTTGGGAACGTTGATAGACCAACATCCACAGTATTACCAGAAACTCCTATTGAAATTGGAGAACTTGATCTAGTAAATCCTGACAACCTACCCCAAGAAAATTTACCTACTGGATTTGATACACTACCGGTAGATGCAAGTCCAACTACAGATGTGTTTGATTTAATGTTGCAGGTAATAATTCCAGTAGTACCACTTGAAGAAAATTGATGAATATAATAAATGTTATCTAAAAATGTGGAACCAATTCCAACCACAGATGAATCAGAACTGTCAATAGAAGTTACTCCTCTTCCAACACGGGTATCAAAGATATAAATTGGATATCCGGTTTGCAATCCAACATAAGATGATGCATTTAAGTGGAATCTCAATGCCAATGGATTTCCACCACTACCGGTTGTAGTTGTAATTCCGGTAATAATTCCAGAAAATCCATTCACTAGGCCAATATTGGAAATATTTTCATATGTTGGATCTGGAAGGGGGACGATAACTCCTGGTGGTATACCAACACTATATCCCAATCCAGGATTTGTAATGATAATAGGATTTGTTAAAGTTCCCGCAGAAGAAACTGTAATAGTTGCGGTTGCAATTGATCCAATACCGATACCACCCATAGGTAATGAAGTCAAAATGCCAACTGTTAATGGGGCGGCAATTTTAACAGTAACTGAAGGTTCAATATATCTACTTCCAGGATTGGTAATTGATAATGATTGAATGGTTCCACCAGCAGAAACTATTGCAGTAACCGCAGCAGATACTGGATCCGCAGTACCAGAAAAAATTAGCGCATCAAAATTTGTATCTACATCATAATTAAAGAATTCTGCATTATCGACAAATATTTCAGTATTTGTATTTGAGAAATTTTTAATAACTTTTGCGGTTGGATATACCAATGATTCAATAGAATCTCTAGTTTTATAAACATTTTCACCATTAATTTTCCGATCAACCTTTTGCTTAATCCAACTTAATGGTTTATTGTTTTCAGTATCTACTCCTTGTTCAGAATACAAATTAGTTTCAAATTTATCCGAGAATGATAAATCAAATATAATTCTCTTATCTTGAGACATTGTACCAGAAATACTATTATTTTTAAGTACTTGTACAGTATCACCTCTTTTTAAAGTTTCATTAATATCAGTAATCAATGTACTATCATCACCTGCTGTTCCTCTGTAAAAGAAAATTGCAACATTATCTTCTGCTTTTGGTGCAGTTGTGAATACAAAGGATGTTCCACCATCAAATTCATATGCTACTCCAGGATCTTGAATCACACCATTAATAACAATTAGTAATGCATTTGCGAGATTTACTTGAGAACCCTCTTGAACTTCAAAACTTAATAGTTCACTATTATAATATAATGGGAATCTTGTTCTAATTCCATCTTGATAATTTGCAATTGAATCGATATAATTAAATTCTCCAAATTGCCAAGCAGCAAAGGAATCTGTAAATGTATTAATGACAGTTAATTTAAATTCTGATAGTGGAGATCCTAATCTTGAATCAGTAACTAATCCAACTGGTTTAAACACATCTCCACGTTGGAAATTATACCCCTGTCTGGAGATATTAAATCTAGTTACTTCGTAATATGTTGAACCTATTCCAGTAGTAGAACTTGCTCCAACTTCAACATTTAGAAGTAGTCCTATTCCAGTAGATGTTGTCGTACCAATGCCCAATCTGGATATACCAGTTACCCCAAGATTCTCATAAGAAGGTTCTGAAACAAATATCTTGGGATTTGTATATCCACTACCACCACCGATAATATTGAATGATAAGGTTCCTCCTGCACCAACAGATGCTGTTATAGTTGCTGCTGCTCCAGCATGTCCACTTTGATATACACTTATACCTATTGAAACAATTCCATTATAGCCAGATCCAAGATTGTCTGTAGTTCCTATTCCAACAGATTTAATTGAACCTCCAGCACCCACTACAGCAGTCACTGCTGCTCCAACAAGGGGTGCATACCCCAATCCAGTAGATGATCCTAAAGAAATAATTATTCCACCCCTAGGAATTTGATTTTGATTAACATCAGATTGTGAAGTGATTACATCTAAAGTATTTGCTGATGTAATCCCAGAAAATACTACACTACTTATTCCTGATATAGAATTTTCAATAATCCTAAAATTATTTGTTGGATTATTATCGGTTGTTGGCGTTTGAAAAACACTGTTTATGAATAAAATACCATTTCCACCAGTAGATCCCAATCCAACAGTATTTGCACCACCAACAGTTAATGTGAAAGTTCTTCCAATTCCCGTAAATTGATTTGAAATATCGTCATATATCTGATTAGTTGTATAATTATTTCTCAAAAATACTCTACCAGTAAAATCTGATGTTTCGAATATTAGATTGCTAGAAGTTCTTTCTATTTGTGGATTTCCTCTTGGGGATTCAGTGAAGAAAATACTGTTACCAACAATATTATAAGAACCTTTATAAATTCTCGCTGTTCCAGAATCCATATGAGATGATGCCGATGACCCCACAAATCCCCTAGTTACTTCAACCAAAGATATCGTTCCATTATTTGTAATTGGTCCAATATTAGTTGTTCCCAATCCAACATTAATAACACCCATATATTCATCATCAATTTTGAGAATATTTTTTGGGGAAATTGTAGATATGCCGCTCAAAGCAAATATTGAAGATCCAACACCAATTTGCCCACCATTTCCGGATAAAGTATACGATATTGGAGTAAATAATAATGGATACTGAACTAAATTATCAATAGTAATAATTGCTTTTTCGTTTTTCTTGAACATTTCAAGTTGATGTGCATTCCCTTGTCCATTGGAAGTAAATGTAACTCCTATACCCAATGTTGCATAATCTTGTCTTGTTGATAATTTAAATGCATTGTTTGACAGTTTAATAACATATACATCAGATGGTAATAATGTAGTTACAACTCCAACAGAGTTTAGTGTTGAACCAATTCCAACGGATACTGATCCTATTCCAATAAATGTTGATTTTGGAGTATATACAAGTTTTTCTAAATTACTAAAGAAATGATTTGGTATTGTGAATACTCCAGTTGTTTTATTCAATATTGAAGTCTCGGATGGATCAAATGTTTTTGCAAAAATTGGATATCCATCAGAAGTTAAATTAAATTCAGTTCTATTAATTCTATTTCCATTAATTGCATTATAAAAATCAACCTCAACAGATTCTGAAGATGCTCCATATAAAAGATCTGGGGGAATATTTACATCATCCAAAATTGTATATAAGCACTGATTAAATGATAAAACATCAATTTTTGATGTTATTGATGAATTTGGATAAAATTTTAATATAAAATTATTTCCAGAATATTCTGCTCCAAAAGTTCCAATTCCATTAGTGCTTCCAATTGAAAGGAATGGTGATTGTTGAATATAAGCATTTGCAGTATCCTGCACCATCATAATTTGATGTAAAGCACTTGTAGATCCAACACTAATTTTAATCAGAGATTTAACGGCATTAAAATCATTTTTGTTTAATGATATAACTTCTGTTGATGCTGCAGAAACTGTTGATGAATAATTTGATTGGTATATCGCG